ATCAACTATATGTTGATGGACACTAAGCGTGTTCGAGTCACAGGCAAGTACTGTCGTTATGTGTGCAAGGGTATGCGTGTGTCCGGAAGAAGTGAAACATTAATAGGTAACACCCTTTTAAACTTGGTGCTAATGTACCATGCTTTCAAGGAAAATCTCAAGTCAATGATCGTGAAAGGTGACGACTCCGTGCTGTTTTTGAGCAGTATTCTCGGAGACGTTGTTGAAACGGCTAAGGCCAGACTTAAAAGACTTGGATTCCATAGTAAGATATTAGTTAAGACTCTATCGAATGTGGAATTCTGCTCATCTTATGTCTTGCCAACTAAGTCCGGTCACGTTCTGACTCCAAAACCTGGCAAATTGCTAGCGAAGACTTTCTGGTGTAAAAACACCAATTACAACGAAAGGCAAATTCGCGAGCAATTTGGCGGTATTGTAAATGGGTTAGCCACTAACATGGCTCATGTTCCCATTTTGAGAGGTCTTTTGAGGCGACCCGAGGTTAGCGGAAACAAATTGTTCTTTAGAGATACTTACAATGAGTACTCTAGAGAATACCACGAACCTTGTGAAGCCACTTACAACTGGATGTGTGAACATTATGATTTCACTCGGCATGAGATTGAGTTAGCTGAGCATTTTCTTGAAACTGCCGAATTTCCAATCGATCTGTCTATGTGCCCGTCTTTGGACGCAATGATAGAAAAAGATTGGAGTTCAGAATCATCGGATCATGCTGAGATAACCGATCACTACGAGTTCAGCAAAATGATGGATCAAGTTAACGATTGTATAGTGATGCCTATACTAGAGGAAACTGTGAAACGTTTTGTAGGTCTCCCAGTAGCTGTCACAATTGGATGCTATGAAAGTTATAGAGAAAATTCTCTTTATAACTTCTTTGCCCATTTGCTTTTGTACTGGGTTGGATTAATCTCACTGCCTGCGGCTGTGCTATTACACGGTATGCACAACTATCTTACGGGGAGTCATATATCTTTAAGTATAATGGCTAAAAACAAGAAAGTTATTAAGCCACAGAGACGTAAAACATCGTCAAAATCAAAACCGTCAGCTTTTCATGCCTATGCCAGTATGTTGGCAGATCCTTGTGATTCAAGTCTAAAGGAAGGACTGTACTCTTCTTCCGAGGGTATGTTGAATAAGCTTAAAACCTCAGTTACTATGTCCACTGCGTCAAATACTTGTGGTTTTATTTTGTGGGATCCCTCTTTTACCAGCCATGCGGACATCACAGCACAAACCAATTTTAACGCGGTCATTTATCAAAACACTGACTCTAGCGCCATATTGACTAATTCTGCTGCTAATCCGTTTGGTATTGCTTCCGACTCTTCAGGAGTGCAAGTAGCTGTAGGAGCCTCTGCCTTTTGTCAGAGTTCTACTGTGGCTGATGCACGCTGTGTTGGAGCTTGTGTGAGAGCACTCTACAATGGTCGTATGGACGCCTCATCAGGTTTGGTTGGTTTTTTAACCAACGTTCCTGCTGCATCTATTTTGGATGCTGATGGTTCCATAGACATCTCGGTGGATAACCTATTTAATTTGGCAACTGAAACTCGTCGTTTAGGCGTAGATCCTGTTGAAGTTAAATACTCTCCTGGAGTTGGTTCTGAAATATTCAGGCCAAATTCAGAGGGTGTTTTCGCTGGTCAACCAGCTGCTTCAGGACCAACTCTCCTAACGAATGAGGCTCAGGTCAATGGATCCAAGTTAATAGGATTGGTTTTCAGGGGCGTGTCTGCCATCAGCGACATTACTTTTGAATTCCATCAAAACATTGAGTGGCGACCAGACTTGGGTTCTGGATTTGTAGCACACGTGCCTCGCCAGGTATCAATGCCTGGTAACGTTCAAAGAGTGGTGCAATTCTTGGACCAGCAAATGCCTGACTGGCGTACTAAAGCTAAACAATTAGCTAGTTCGGCAGTTGGATACATTGCTCGTGCAGCTTACACTGGATACACTGGGCTACCACC